AAATGCTCAATTAACCTCTCTCTTTAAATTTCTCTGCTTCCATCTAGTCCCTACATCTTATGAAATGGACCCCATATTGCATTCATATTCTTGAGCTGCTTCTCTTCGTAGTTAAGCCTTTTTCTGATTAGCTTGAACTTGGGTCGGGGTTAGCTTGTTTGGATTGTATTTTTTTGAGCGTTTTTTGCTGGTTGCTTTAGATTTCATTTGCACCCACCCCCTTTAGCTCTTAACTTTTCAGCAACTAAACGATCAGCTACACGCTTAACTCGATTCCAAACAAAGTTGTGATCAATTTCAGAACGACCTTGATAAATACGTTCAAGTTGAAATGCCGTAACTGAATAATCCACTTCTAAGGCCAGTAAATCCCAATCTTCATTAAAAGCTGTAGCGTAGGGGGTCAATTGGCTTTTCTGTGCCAAAATACGCAATTGGCGAGCATCTGGACCACGTTTTACAACTGGTTTTGGCTTAGATTTGATTAAACCAGTTGAAAGCGCCCATTCGACACAAGTTTCGCAACGACAACATAAACGCTTATACATAGGTCCGGTGCCGTGAGGCATATTGAGATCACGCCCTATAGACTCAACGTGTCGAATTTTATTACCAGGATGTTTCAGCCATTTCTTAACTGCTTTTTCTAATGCTTTTCGCTCCTTAGATTTAGCTGCTACGTTTGAGTAAGCAACTAATGCGTATTCAGATTTTTTCATATCAACAAATGCGTTCACTGTGCTTTACCTCCACCTATACGAGCATCATCCCAATCACATTCCACAATATCTAAGCCATCATGTTGAAATCTTGACCAAAGCCGGTCCCCAAGATCATCGCGAACCTCAGAAAGGCTTAGGTTTGAAATCACTACTGTTGGCTTCATCTCGTCATAACGAGTAAGTAGAACCATATGAACACTCTCAAGCAGGTGAGGACGTTTTTCAGCACGGTCATGTAAGCCATATTCGTCAATAATTAATAAATCTTTGCCCACATAACGTTTTAGTGCTTCATCTTCGCTATCACCGCTACGGCGATAGGCACCCGCAATATCTTCAGCTAAGTCTGCAGACGTAATGTAAATAGCCTCCCAGTTTTTAATGAAGATATTTTTCAGAATAGATGAACCTAGATGGGTTTTACCTGTTCCAGTACGACCAACAAGGAGTAAATTTCTAAAAACACCTGCATTGAAATCCATAGTGAACTTTTCACAAGTTTTACGAGCTTTGTCTTGTCCTTTGTGAGTTACTGCATAGTTGCTAAAGCCGCTATTTACATGTCTTTTAGGGATACCAGCTCGAGCCATTTTCAAATTTAAAATACGAATATTCTTATCGCTTTCATATTTTTCATTTGACTGCTTCATGATTTTTTCAACACAAGACTGACAAACGATTCGACCATGTACATTGATCATGTATTCTTTGTGGATCTTACAGATCTGGTTTGTATGGGAAATTTTATATTCCAATTTTTGAGGCACTGCGTTCATATCAACTCACCCTTCACAGCTGTGTGAGCAACCGGTTCATATTTCTTTGGCGCTCCCCATTGATCATTTACGTTGCGTGGTAACGATTGATGGTTAGACTGTTGACCAGTAGTCATTTCGGGTTTTTCGTTTAGGTACCAAGATGCTTTGAAGGCACCCCAAGGATTTTGTCTTTTCAAACAATATTCGACGGCTTGCTGAAGTGTGATTCCTGCTTTTTGGGCTTCATTCAAAAGTGCGTCAAAAGCGTTTTCGGTGTTTTGAGCTTTCTTGGCTTTACGTACTTGTAAGAACTCAGCAGCGTCTTTCTCAGGTACACCATTTTTTTTCAAAGCACTCTTGAAACTAAATTTTGCTTGAGTCGATGAATCAACTTCGCCAACGGCGGAGTTGTTATTCCCTTCTGGATTCAGTGAATCAGGATTCAGATTAAGGGAATCAGGATTCAGATTAAGGGAATCAGGATTCAGATTAAAGGAATCAGGAATCAGGGCGTTTTGGTCTGAGATAGAAACAGTTTTAGAACCGTTATCTAACTGTTCTTGTGTGTTTCCACTACTGTTTGCTTGATTCGATTCGCTTTCTTGATAACTGTTTTCAACAGCAGAACCAGTATTTTGAGGGGCAAATGGACCTGTTTTATCGTAAAAATGCTTTAGATCAGCTTTATTTAGCTGAATTGCCTTTCCAACAATTGTTTTGTTTTTTGGATTACGTTGATAGACAGTGTAGATGCCATTTCTGTCAGGTAGCTCACTATCTTTCTCAAGACCATGTGGGTTTTGATGTTTAACAAAGTTAACGATATGGATAACATCAATACCATCAGCGTTATATAACTCGATAAAACCAAACTTAGAAATGTTCTCTAACTGTTCTGCAACGTTTATATCGTCTGCAGGAAATAAAGACATTTTGATTTTCTTAGGTCGATTTTCGAGTCGGCCTTCGCGATCTGCTAAAGTCCAAAGCCCTATAAATAGCAATCGTGCTTCATAAGGTAATTCAATAATGTCTTCATTCATAAAGAATGAGGGCTTAATATTTCTAGATCTTGCCATTTCTTAAGCTGCCTCATATAAGTGTTCATGTGCAAAATTTGCACGTACTAAAGCTTCAGAGAATTGAGGAGGTACAGAATTACCTACCATTCTTCCCTGTTCTGTCTTAGTTAATTTGATAGTGTTTCCATGTTCATCGATCCCATGATCAATGATGTAAGTAGGTTCAAAACCTTGTGCAGTGAATAGTTCTCTTGGCTGAAGCATACGGAAGCCAATATCAACAATTTGGTGCAGCTCACCTTTAACCATTACAAGGCCAAAACGATCACGTGTTGGTATCGTACGAAGTGGCTCATGAATGCTATTTCCGTCTTTCTCACTACCGTAGAAGGCAGTTAAAAATGCTTGTACCAATGCAAAATGACCCGCACTTGTAGTAATGGTGTGTAATGGTTCATCTACTGGTTGACCAATGTTGTTATTACGCAGTTTCACCAGGTTGCTGACGACTAAACTGTTATGATCTTTTGCAGTAATCGTATGAAGTGGTTCACGAATATCACTACCAACTACACCCGTATAATGCTTAGCAATGAACGCAGTAACTAACGCATGATGCCCACCTTTCACCCCTGCGCAAATTGTGCGTAAAGGTTCATCAATAGGCATACATCTTGGGCTAGATGCATTTGCACACTCAGTAAGTACTGGGGCAACGCTTTTAACCTTATCCATTGGAACAATAAATGGTTCTGGATTATTGATCACATAACGGACTAAACCATTTGCTATACGGCGACAAGTTGCCTCAACTAGAGGTTTCTTACGAGTAAAAATACTTGGGCAAGGAATTGACCAATCTATGCATTCTGCAGTGATTCGCCATGGTTTTAATTTCCCAGTTTTAACTGCTTTGCTATCTGGTGCAGCATGCGTAGGCTTGGGCCAAACTATAGGAAAGTTGTCACGGCGAGCAACTAGAAAAAACCGTCTTCTTAGAGTTGGAGATCCGTAATCCCGAGCACTCATTACTCGCCATTCAACTTTATAACCTTGATGACGTAATGCATTAACAAAGCACCTGAATGTTTCACCTTTGTGCTTTTTACTCGGGAATCCATCTTTTCCTAGTCTGCCCCAAGTTTTGAACTCTTCAACGTTCTCGAGCATGATTATACGTGGTCGTGTAAAGTCAGCCCATCTAAGAGCAATCCAAGCTAAACCACGTATTTTCTTTTCAACCGGTTTTCCACCTTTTGCTTTAGAAAAGTGTTTGCAATCTGGACTAAGCCAAACCAGTCCTACAGGCTGATTGTTAGTAACTTTTACAGGGTCAACATCCCAAACATCCTCACAAAAATGACGAGTATTTGGATGATTAGCACGATGCATTGCAATTGCTTTAGGATCGTGGTTAATAGCAATATCAACGGGACGGCCAAAGGCTTTTTCTAAGCCAGTAGATGTTCCCCCCCCACCTGCAAAATTATCAACAATCAATTCATGAGGTAATAAGTTAAGGTTGAGGCACATATTCATAATGCACCACCATTAACTTTTTTAAGCGTTAGTAAAACAGTGAATAATTGACCTGCAGAATATTTAAATGTCTTAACTTCAGTGCACTCAACTAAAAAGCGATGTTCACCGAAATTAACTCTACTTCCTGGTCTATCATGTGTATAACGGCTCCAACCTTCAGGTATTGGATCACAGGAAAAATGCCCATAGAATTTTTCAGGTCCACATTTAATGCTACAAAGGGGTTCAGCTACCCAAAAAACTTGATTGAGAAATTTTTTTCTCGCACGAAATTGATTGTTTTCCCCTTCCTTAATTCGCATATTTACCGCTATTTCGCATATTTCCCTATCGCGGATTTTTTTAGCTTGGTTGCGGTCAACGATGAGTTTATTTTTCATATCGCTCACCCATCCAATCCAATTAATTTCTTGAATTCAGAAATCACATCTACCAGCATTTTTTCGAGGTATACGTAATCAGGATTTAATTTGGATGGCCCACTTTCCCAAAGCCAGTCTTCACCAAACAGTTCACACATGATTGATCGGTCTTTAAAAGTGAGCTGGTCAAAGAAATTTGAAAAACATTCGAATTCAATTTCTTTAAGGTGTTCATAAAAATTTCTAAGATCTTTTTTGGAAATTGCGCCACTTGATCGACCATCTTTTAATTCAGATAGCTTATTGATAGCTATGTATTCAATTACTTCATTACCATCCTCAACATCTACCCACTTTTCAATTTTAGGAAAAAGTTTATTAAGTAAATAAGGAGCATGGCATTGGGCAATGAACTCTTTAAAAGTTGGTTGACCAACATGAGAAAAGAAAGCGGAACCGGTAAAACTACTTAAAACGACTGTTAGACGTCCACCGCCAGCACTATATAAATTATTTGGATCAACATAAGCTAAAGCCCAGTCTGACTTATATTCACCTATTTTTTTGAAGACGAACTTTTCCATTAAAAGTTCCCCAATGAAATTGTCTTCTCTATATACAATCTGGCTCATGAGGCGCCACCTTGGTTAACTTTATAAGACTTGCCATAGAGGACCGACTCAATAGTGCTAGTACTTACAGCAAATTCTTTTGCCAAATCTTTAACTTTTGAGCCTGATGCACGTTTTTTCCTAACGCTCTCTACTTGCCCTTGATTAAGTTTTGCATTTATATGTGATGCCCCCTGCTTATATCCACCATGCTGAACCCTATCATTTGCATTATCTTGTTTTGTGCCATAAGCTAGATTTTCGTAACGATTATCGGATGGAATCCCATTTAGATGGCGTACTTCTTGATTTTCTGGAACAGGCCCAATAAATGCATCTGCAACAAGTTGATGAACACCAATTGGTCTTGATTTGCCATTACCGATATATACAGAAACGGTGCGATATCCTTTTGAAGTGGTAAATTGCGATAGTTCTTTTGAGTATGAAAAATCAACTCTATTTAGCCCTTTGGCTAACCTACCCTTGCGACGGTGTGTAAAAACTTTCCCATCTGCAGTGACTGAGTAACTGTTAAACGATGGACATCTTTTCATTGATCAATCCTCCGAAAAGAAATACACCAAACCCAAGGGTTTTCATTCCAAGATTCTTTACCTTTTATTGCTTCCCAATGTTTTTGAAAGTTAAGAACTGGGTTATGAGAATTATTGCTTTGCATAGTTGAATCAGTTTTAGGTTTATCAAAACCTTCAGCCTTAGCATCTACATCACTAATTTCATGTAAACGCTCAACACGGATATCAACTATTTCAAGCAAAACACGTGATGCTTTACGAGGCATACGAGAAGATGGCTTCCATCTAACTGGATAACCCTTTCCCTTACAGTCGTAATAAGCAATTTCATTTGGGTTATCTGCTTTGTAGACAAATGACTCATGAGGAGTTCCACCTAAACTTCTAATTTTGGTGCCATACGTCTCTTGAACAAAAAGCTGGTCGCCAATTGCTCCAAAAGGACAAATTTTCTGAAAATAAGAAGATATTTGTGATTTAGAATCTTCTAAACCAAAGAACTCTCCAAGATGTTCAGCTATATCAATTTTTTTTTGAACTTTACTCTTAATAATTCGGCGTGTTTGCGTCTTAGATCCATTTAAAATGGCCCTAACCAGAGCAAAGCAAGACTGTGCTTAATACAGCACAGCTTGCAACAGTTTAAGGCGGTTAAACCGCCTTTATTTCTTTTAATCTTTCTGTCCAAACAGATTGGTAGTTGAAGCAATCAATCTTTCCTTGATAAACCGCCTCAATCATATTCATCGAAGCTCTTAATTCCTCATCTGGAATTTGAACATAACCACCTGTCACATCAATTCTTGGTTTAGCCGTGTGATTAAGAAGTCTTTTTGTCACATAAATATTAAATCTTAAAAGGTTGCATATAGTGGCAAATGTACGACGGAAATCATGCATTGAAACGTAATAGTCAACTTCCTTACCCACTCTATTCAATAATGTATCTACCTTAGTTGCATGCATATTCCACGAAGTAGGCATCTTAGTAGCTGGGAAAACCCAATCGTTTTCTCTTAATAACCAACGTTCACGCAAAATACTGTGTAGATGATCACCAATAGGAAAAGTATGATCTGAACCATTTTTGGTATCTCTAAAAGTTAAGGTACCATTTTTAATATCTACATCAGCCCACTTTAGACAACATGCCTCCTGTTTACGGCATCCCGTATACATGCACATCAATACGATATCCCGATGCGTGTTTGACCTAGCAGTATTTTCCAGATTCAACTCATCTTCATAATGAAGCACCGCATTGTAATATTTGTGAATGATGTCTTTATGGAGATGTCTATCCCTACTTGCTATTTTATTCCAACCTCTTGTTACGGAAATAATGTCAACTGGATTACTTTTAAGGATCGGGTTCTCATCTGTTGAATAAAGAACATGAATATACTTCCATAAAGTACCTAAAAGAGATACAGCACCATTTGCTGACGACTCACTTACTTCTGATACCTCAATAAATCGATCCAATACTTCTTGCTTAGATATC